GTTCTTTTGGAAAAGGCCAAGTTTCGAGACGCGTGCGATTATCTTCTTCACTCCCGCCTATAACATCTGGGATCACACCCCAATGAGGATGTCCTAACTTTGGTTCTAACCATTCATAAAATTTATCTATCTTAAATTCTTTGCCTTGCGTGTATGTTGTGAACGCACCGTTGTCCCACATCACAGACTGACCAATGTCCAAACAAACTTGAGCGTCTGATGGACTAGCAAAAGAAACGCAGAAATGCTTCCCCGCCATGCGGAGAAGCATCTCTCTAGGTGTTAATGGTGTGCCGTGATAATGAATCATGGTTTAAATTTATGAGAACCCATTTCACAAATAATCTGCACTCCAGAATGTATGCCTTCAACTTTTAAGAAGCCCCGTGAATTTTCAGATTGCCACTTCTTCCAAAACCGTTGAGCAAAGTCCTCTTGAAACATTGGAAATTGAATTTGTTGATTAATCCATTCAGTAAGATTTTCAACTACAATCATTTCTTCTGTTGTCCAAGTCACTTCATACTTAATGACTTCTCCATCGACAGGACATACAACTCCATCAACACAAAATTTGTATGTGTTTTGATTAATCATTTTTAGTTCCGAGTTTATACCAGACAATGAAAGCACCAAGCATTTTACTTGCGACCATAACAGCGAACCCGTACCAGCTGAAAAAACCCAGTATCAACATGAACACGGCAGAATCTACAGGAGTTCCAATAGCCGAAGAGTATAAAACTCGTTGACGTAGTGTCTTGCCTGTGAACGTGTAAACTGCCCAATCCACCATTTCACTAATTGCAAACGCCACAACACTTGCAAACGCCACAAACGGGTCAGCAAGCAAATAGCTAAGAACTGCCCCTACTGCCATTGCGCCTATAACCTTGTGACCAATCTCCCGCTGCGCGAAGTCGCGTAATACGAAAATAAAGCCAACAAGTAAACTCATTGGGGCAAACATCTCCCCACCTGGAATAGGTATCATTGGTAGGTAAGTAAACCCTAAGTTTGCTACCACTACGCCACCAATGTACAACAGTACATATTTATTTAAGAAATCGATCCAGCCCATGCTGTGTCCTCCTCTTCAGTTGTGTTACATGCTGTCTCTCCTTGACAGCACTCTTCGATCACTAGGTGACAGACGGCACATTGCGTATGCCCATGCACTTCAATAGGCCGCATCTGCGTTTGACATCGAGGACACAAGCCATCTCTTATAGCTTGCGCCATCGTGCCGTCACCCTGCGATATCTGGCTCATTATTCTTCTCCAAGGCTTCTCGTTTTGTGTTGAGGGAGATAACATTGTCACGAGACATACTTCGGATGTATTCTCTTGCAACATCTTCTCGCATGCCCGAAAGTTTTTTAAACCTGTCCACTGCTTGGTCTAATGTGTATCCGCCCTTTTTATATTCAATCAAGATATCAATACATCCACTTACTTTTGAATTTGCAACCATTCTCTTGCCTCCTCTCCGAGCACCTTTGCTCCAATATCAATTTTGTCACGCAGTGATTTCACAATCTTTTCATCAATGCTTCTCTCTGTAATCAGGTCGATATATGTAACAGTGTTTCTTTGACCTATCCTGTGACACCTGTCTTCTGACTGGATCCGTGTTTCAAGGTTAAAGTCATTTGCATAATATATCACGGTATTGGCTTCAGTAAGCGTGAGGCCGTAACCAGCCGTTGCAGGATTAGCAACAAAGAACCGAGCGTCACCATGCTGGAACTGATGTATTGCCTTTTCACGATCTTCATCACTTGTGTCTCCATAGTATGATACCACAGAATTGATCCCGAATTGACGCTGCAGGGCAATAAAAATTTTCTTAATATCGTACCGAAACCTAGACCAGATGATTATTTTACCTGAGACTTCTTCAATACACTCAAGCAAGGCATTGACCCGATTCGTATCTACCTCGACCATGTTACCGTCATCTGTCTTAAGGTGTCCCGAAAGTATTTGCTGAAGCCGAAGAAGCTGAGTCATGACCTGCATGGCAGTTACGATGTCGCCGTTATCTAGTAGCACCATCGCTTCTTTCTGGATGTCCTTGTACATGCGAACCTGTTCCAAGGTCATGTCTACATAGCGTATAGTGTAATTCTTTTCTGGCAGGTCCAGACAATCTTTCTTCAGAACCCGATAGGTAAACGATTCAATCTTTGTTGACAACTCAGTCAGGTTACGAAACCCGACAATGGTCTGAAACTCTTTAATACCCATCTTCTGTTTGCTAAGTATCGCGTAACGACCCCGAAAGGCATAGTAGCTGTCATAACCCAAGACCCGTGGTTCAAGAAACTCACATTGAGTATACAAGTCCATAGGTGACTTGGTTACAGGTGAACCTGTCAGCAGCCTGCGAAACTTAAACTTCTTGGACATTTTGGTCAGAACTTTTGTGCGATTGGCCTTTGGGTTCTTGATGGTGGTGGACTCATCAATAGCAATCAGGCCGTTTGCGCCACACCTATCCGCAATCCACTCTCCCATCTTTTTGCCTTTGCCCGAACTGAACGCCTCGACATTCATGACAAACACCTTGACACCAGGTTCGGTATTCGTGAAGAATTGTTTTAGCTCTTTGCGATAAGACTTTGTGTCTTTGGCTTGCCAGTAGCTAACTTGATGGGGGACTTCTTCAGAAAAATGGTCAGGTATCTCTTTGTTTATCCAGTTCCGGTAAACGCCTTTTGGTGCAACGATTAAAGCAAAATCTATCTGATTGGTATGCGCAAGGACAGCAATACTATCAATCAACACCTTTGATTTACCTGTACCCATCTCCATAAAAAAGCCAAAGAACTTCTTATGTATACTCTTGTTCAGAGCTTCTGTTTGATGTGCGTATGGTTTCGTTTTGAACATTGCTTGCATTGCATATTGTGTTATGTTAGTATTACAATAGAGGTTGGTCGCGGTCGCGTCAACCCAGAAACCTGAAGAGGATATACTTGCTATGAAGCAGATAGATCAAATATTCGATGAAGACATGTTTGCAGATGCAAATGCACTGGACGGTGTGGACGCTAATGCAACCAAATCACTCTCTGACCTGGTGAGGAACTTACAGGAAAAAACGGAACAGATTGCTGCGTCCGAAGAATACCTGAAAGGCTTGAAGGCAGAAAAACAGAGGATGGCTACAGAACAGATACCCATGCTGATGGATCAGATGGGCATCGAGAGGTTAGATGTTGACGGTGCAACCGTGCAGCTGAAGCCTTTTGTTTCTGCATCTATCCCTGCTGACCGCAGGCAGGAAGCCTATGCGTGGCTCCGTGAACACGGTCTGGATGACATTATAAAGAATGATGTCACCGTATCATTTGGACGAGGTGAAGATAACTTGGCAGGTGATGTCATGTACGACCTTGAACAAAAGGGGTATCACCCCGAAAAGAAAACTCATATCCATTCGATGACCTTGAAGGCGTTTGTTAAAGAACGTGTCGAGAAAGGTCTGCCTATAGATCTGGATATGTTTGGAGCCTACGTTGCAAGAACTGCCGATGTGAAGAGGAAAAAATAATGGCAAACTCAATAGCTAAAAAAGAAGAGGCTGGCCTACCAGCCGCAATCATGGACGATATTATCTCTACCGCTGGTGAGGGAGTAGACTATGATACGTCTGATTTACAGATACCTTTTGTGCGCGTCATCCAAGCGTTGTCGCCACAGATTAAAAAGTCTGACCCTGCATTTATTGAAGGTGCGGGACAGGGCGATGCTTTCAACACCGTGACTGGACAATATTGGTCTGGTGAAGACGGCCTGACTGTTGTGCCATGCTGGCAAGAAACAAAGTATCTGGAGTTCATTCCACTCGACCAGGGTGGAGGTTTTGTTGGCGAAAGAGCCTCCAACGACCCAGAGTTAGGTAAGACAGAGCGTAACGGTGCCAAGGAAATCCTTCCAAACGGCAACGAACTCGTTAAGTCTGACCAGCACTATTGTATGATTGTTGGCGAAGACGGCATGCATCAACCAGCGATTATTGACATGAAGTCTACACAACTGAAGGTCAGTCGCCGTTGGAAGACCCAGATTGCCATGCAGAAGATAAAGGATGGCGAGGGCAACATGCGGACACCTGCTTTGTTCGCGATGATGTGGAAGCTGTCTACCACTGAAGAAACCAATACTATGGGCACTTGGTATAACTGGTCTGTCGAAAAAGTGGGCTTTGTGCAAGACAAGAGCCTGTTCGAGGAAGCAAAAAACTTCCGTCAGTCTATAATGAAGGGTGATGCCAAGCCCGTGGCAGAAGAAACACCTGTTGAAGACGATAACATTCCGTTCTAAACATGAACATTGTTGACCGTTTCGCGGCGGCGTTTGAGGGATCAAATGCCGCCCACGGTCAAACTACAATCGGGCAGCAACGCCGTAACGGTAAAACAGAAGCCAAGAGTATTATCGTTAAACAGCCGCTTACAAAGGAGTTAATTGCACAACATTTACAAGGTACAAAAGGTGTCGGTTCAATTCCTATCAACGACAAAAACATGTGTAAGTTTGGCGTGTTAGACGTAGACAAGTATCCGATTGACCATGCCGAAATATCTAAGAAGTGCAAGAAACTCAAAATACCGTTTGTAGTTTGCCGTTCCAAATCTGGTGGCGCACACTTGTACCTGTTCACAAAAGAGTGGATTAGGGCTGTAGACATGCGTGATTGCCTGACCGAGTTCTCCGCAGTGCTTGGGTTCTCTGGCTGCGAAGTCTTTCCAAAACAAGATCAGATCCTCGCAGATCGTGGCGATGTTGGTAACTTTATCAACCTGCCATACTTTGATAGCGAGAACACTGTGCGCTATGCCTTTGATGACAAGGGCGAAGAATTAGAATTAGAAGACTTTTTGAAGCTGGTAGACAAGAAGCGCACAACGCTTGATGACTTAAACAATCTAAAGTTTGAAACTAAGAATGATGAGTTTGATGGCCTGATTCCATGTATCAAGAACCTAGTGCTGATGGGCATACCGCAGGGCATGCGTAACAATGCCATGTTTCACACAGGCATCTTCTTGCGTAAAAAGTATCCAGATGATTGGAAGAAAAAGCTGGAGACATGGAACCAGAAGATATGCA